AAATAAATGATATGACAGCTTGGTCTTACAGCAGTATAAAAACTTTCGATCAGTGCCCTAAGAAGTACTATCATCTAAAAATAGCCAAAGACGTTAAGGATTCAGGCAGCGAAGCAACCCTCTATGGGCAGGCTTTGCACTCAGCTGCTGAAGACTACGTTAAAGGTACAGCCGACCTGCCCGCCAAGTTTGATTTTATTCGGGATACGTTAGACGCACTAAAAGATATCGAGGGGGAAAAACTATGCGAGCTAAGGCTCGGAGTTAAACGCGATGGCGACACGTTTGAACCCTGTAAGTTCCTAGCGAAAGACGTTTGGTGGAGGGGCATAGCCGACTTGGTAATCATCAACGGCGACATGGCTTACTCCATTGACTATAAGACTAGCAAAAATGCGAAGTACGCGGATACTAAACAGCTAGACCTAGTAGCCGCTGCACTGTTCACGCACTACCCGCAGGTTAAGAAGATTAAATCTGCTCTAGCATTTGTAGTGAGTAACGATCTTATCCACAAGGTGCACACAGCCGACATGCGAGACTCTTACTTCGAGACTTTCTCGGACGAACTAGAACGACTGGAGTGCGCACAAGATAACAATGTGTGGAATGCAAACAGTAGCCCCCTTTGTGGGTGGTGCCCAGTAACTTCATGTGAACACCATAGGAAAAGATAATGAAGAAACCAAGAGATTACAAAGCCGAGTACGCTAAGTACCAAGGCACCGAAGAGCAAAAGAAGAAACGCGCCCAACGCAATGCCGCACGCCGTAAGGCGGAGAAAGAAGGCAAGGTAAAGAAGGGTGACGGTAAAGATGTAGCCCATAAGAAAGCAATGGACAAAGGCGGCAAGAACTCTGACGGTACTAGAGTAGAGACAGCAAGCCGCAACCGTTCTTTCAGTCGGGATTCCAAAGGCAACTTAGTCTCTGAGACTAGTAAGCGTGAGCGCAAATCAAAAGGATAAGTTTCTAATGCACATAAGCGACGACCAACAGGCCCTTATAATAAAAACGAAAAGGCCACATCTAATTACCGAGAGCATAAAGAAAAGTATCGTACTAGAGAAGAACGAAGTGGCGGTGCGTTGGGGGTTACAAGAAGCCCAAGCCCTAGCCAAGCTAAACATTAAAGACGTGCCCTCCCCGATCAAACGGGATTACGAGTGGACAGGGAAGTTCAGCCCGTTTGCGCACCAGAGAGAAACCGCATCATTCCTGACGGTGTATAAGAAAGCCTTCTGCTTTAACGAGCAAGGTACGGGCAAGACCGCGTCTGTTATATGGGCTGCGGATTACCTTATGAAGTTAGGGTTAATCAAGCGCGTATTGGTTATATGCCCATTGTCTATTATGAAGTCGGCGTGGCAACAAGACCTATTTAAGTTTGCTATGCACCGTAGTTGTTCAGTTGCTCATGGCAGCGCGGCGACGAGACGAAAGATAATACAGGCAGGATGTGAGTTTGTTGTTATTAACTTCGACGGGTTAGCCGTAGTCAAAGACGAAATAATCGCAGGTGGTTTCGATCTTATCGTAGTAGATGAGGCTAACGCCTACAAGAACGCACAGACTAACCGTTGGAAAGTATTGCGCGATGTATCCGTACACAGCGAGTGGTTATGGATGCTAACAGGTACTCCTGCTGCGCAATCTCCAGTGGATGCGTTTGGTCTAGCTAAGTTGGTTAACCCTGAGAATGTTCCACGCTACTTCGGCCAGTTCCGAGACAAGGTGATGTACAAGCTAACGCAGTACAAGTGGATGCCCAAGGCAGACGCAGAAGATACTGTTCACGCCGCGCTTCAACCGGCTATACGGTTTGAGAAAGACCAATGCCTAGACTTGCCGCCAGTAACTCACGTAGAACGGGAAGCCCCACTGACCACACAACAAATGGTTTACTACAACAAACTAAAGAAAGAGCTAATGCTCGAAGCCGCAGGGGAGTCAGTAACCGCAATTAACGCAGCGGTAAGCATTAACAAACTGCTCCAGATTTCTGGCGGTGCGGTGTACTCGGACGATAGAAAGGTCATAGACTTCGATGTAAGTAATCGGCTTAATGTTATTTTAGAAGTAGTAGAAGAGTCATCGCATAAAGTTTTAATCTTCGTGCCGTTTACCCATACTATAGAATTGGTAAAAGTATTTTTAGATAAGCACAAAGTAACTTGCGATGTTATCAACGGTAAGGTTCCTGTTAATAGACGCACCGAGATCGTGACTAAGTTTCAGAACGAGCCAGAGCCGAAGGTACTACTCATTCAGCCACAAGCTGCCTCGCACGGACTTACACTAACCGCAGCTAATACCATAATTTGGTACGCCCCTGTGACCAGTGTCGAGACTTACCTACAGGCTAACGCGCGCATCAACAGGCCGGGACAACACAACCCAATGACCGTCGTGCACGTGCAAGGCAGCGACGTGGAGCGGAAGTTGTACAACATGCTTCAAGGTAACATCGCAAACCACAACAAGATAATTGACCTATACAGACAAGAGATAATTGAGTAGTCTTGACTTTGTCCAAAGTATTGTTATACTCACTATCCCGTTATATAAAAAAGAGGATAACCCATGGCTGAAGAGCCTAACCTAGATGCTCTCGTAGCTACCTACATAAAGATACGAAGCAAGCTCGCTGAGATGGAAGCTGAGCACAAAGAAAGGGTCAAAGACCTTAAAGCACAACAAGAGCTGATAACTAACCACATGCTCGACAAGTGCAACGAAATGGGGCTTAGCAGTATTAAGACGCCCGCAGGAACCGTGTCTCGTAAGACGTTGACTAGGTTTTGGACAAGCGATTGGGACTCTATGTACCAATTCCTTAAAGAAAACGACGCTTTGTTCTTACTAGAGAAGCGTCTAAACAATACCCTGATGAAGCAGTTTTTGGACGATAACCCAGACTTGCTGCCCATGGGGTTAAACACCGATAGCAGCCACACTATAACTGTATATAAACCAAGAAAGTAAAAGGAAACAAACAATGAGTAACGAAGTTTCAATATTTGCACAGCAAACCGAAGTATCTACAACTAAGCGTGGGCCAAGTAAGTTAGCTCAAACGCTAAGCACAGGCGGCGTTACTACCCGCCGTATACAGACCACAACTAACGGTAAGTTCAAGCGCCTGATTAACGGTGAGCAGATTGGCAACCCAGTTAGTGGTGAGATCAACGTGATTGTCATTGGGGCACTGCCTAGCATTTCGCGTACGTTTTACAAAGAGAAGTTCGATCCTAACAAAGAAGCCACACTGCCAAACTGTTGGTCTAACTTAGGTGACCGCCCAGACCCTAACGCCACAGACCCACAGGGACCTACGTGCGCAACATGCCCACAGAACATAAAAGGCTCAGGCGATAACGGTGGTCGTGCATGCCGCTTCCAACGCCGCATTTCAGTATTGGTAGAAGGTGATAAGACTGGGCAGATTTACCAGTTCAACATCCCCGCTAAGTCTTTGTTTGGTAAGGGTACTGGCAATGTTCATCCGTGGGAAAGCTACGTTACTTTCTTGCGCGGCAACGGCGAGTCTCCAGATACTGTAGTAACTAAGATTGCGTTCAACGACAACGCAGAGACTATGGAGCTAGAGTTTACTCCATTACGCAGTATCTCTGACGAAGAGTACGACTTGGTATGTGCAGCTCAAGAAGACCCTGACTGTGACCGTTATACTAAGATGACTGTCGCTCAGGTAGACAAGGTGCAAAGGATTCCGGTAATAGAAGCCCCTGCCGCACGTCCTGAAGAGCCAGAAGATGACGAGCCTGTTGCGGCTGCGCCGGTCAAACGCCAAACTAAAGAAGAGAAAGAGCCAAAGGTAACTCCTAAAGCAGACCTGTCTTCCGTTGTTAGCGCATGGCTTGACGACGAGGATGCGTAAGCTATGAGTTATGGATACAGCGCAAGGCTGATCGTGCTTAACAAAGCAGCTAATCAAAATTCTTTGGGGGTAAAACTAGGAGCATTGTGCATTTTGCATAATGTTCCGGTAACCTCGGTAGCTAAAGCTCTTAAGGTGAGTAGACAGACGGTGTATAACTGGTTCTGTGGAGTACACCCGCCTAAAGAATCTTTAGAGGCACAGATAGAAGCTTACATAGAAGATAAGCTAGAAACACAATAACCTATCTAATTTTTATTACCGAGGAATCTTGGGGGGTTAATTCCCCCTGAAAAAAGCCGATGAATGATTTTGACCTTATATCAACTGTGCAGCCTACCGAGGGGTGGTTTGCAATGCTTGGTCTTAAGGGAGGTAGTCCTAGGCAACACCTTGTAGCTACTAGAGAAGAGCTTGACGACTTAGTTGAGCAGTATGTCTCTGATGGTTACGACTGTTACTTTGGGGTAGCTAAGTTCATAGAGGGCGGTGGGGGTCGAGTAAAAGAGAATGTCAGTGCGCTTAAAGCAATATTCCTAGACATAGACTGCGGGGAAGCTAAAGCGATAGAGAACCCTAAGACGGGTAGACCTGACGGATACATCGACCAAGAAGCGGGACTGACTGCGCTAATGAGTTTTTGCAAGCTAGTAGGTTTGCCTAAGCCCACACTAGTTGATTCAGGCCGTGGTATTCACGCGTATTGGGCACTCACTGAGGAAGTAACACGCCAAAAGTGGGAACCCGTTGTAGCTAGGTTGCGAGACCTATGCAACATACACAAACTCTATGCAGATAACGCCGTGTTTGAAGCAGCCCGAGTACTACGAGTGCCCGGAACTTACAACTTTAAAGACGATCCTCCTACTAAGGTACAGGTACTTGAGGCCGCAGCCGCTGTGGACTTCAAAGAGTTCTCTGATTTACTTGGGGTGAAAGAGTTACCTTTCGAGAGAACAGAAAAGAAGAAACGATTGACCAAATTGGGGCAATCGCTAGCAGACAATACAGAGGCTAGCTTTACCAAGATAATGGTACGCAGTAGTAAGGACACAGGGTGCGCACAGCTCCTAGACTGCTACGTCAACCGCGAAACATTATCGGAGCCTAGGTGGTTCAACGCTTTGTCCGTAGCTAAGTTCTGCTCGGATAAGGAGAAGGCCATCCATTTAATATCTTCGGATCACCCCGATTATAACCCACACGAGGTGGAGAAGAAGATACAACACATTGCTGGACCGCATAGCTGCGATAAGTTTGAGTCGAACAATCCCGGAGGTTGTGAAGGCTGTATACACAGGGGCCGCATCACTGGGCCTATCGCGTTAGGTAAAGAGCTTATAAAGGCTCCACAAGAGGGCAATGTAGTTGTCGAGGAAGAGGAAGATTCGGCGGGGGAGTTAGTAGAAGTTACGCATTCAGTGCCTTCCTACCCAGAGCCTTTCTATCGAGGTAAGTCGGGCGGTATATGGTATATGCCAGATGACGATGAAGCTGAACCTATATGTGTGTACGAACATGATCTGTATGTACTAAAAAGAATGACTGACCCAGTACTGGGAGACGTCGTGATACTAAAGCTGCACTTACCACAGGATGGCGTTAAG